TTTTTAAGCGCGACGACGGCTGGACACCCACGCGCAGCCTCGTTCATTTCTTCCCGACCCTCCACACAAAACCGAAACGCGCGCGAGCCGCGCCGAGACCGAGCCGAACATGACGAATCCAGACGAAACCGCCCCGACCCTTCCGGGGCTCGAGCTGATCCCCGCCGATCAGCAGACCGCATCGCCGATGCGGCTCGCCGTCGTCGCGACGATCGAGGCGCTGCAGGCCGACCAGCTGCTCGAGCCCCGGCACGTCGGCCTGTGCCAGCTCGCGCTCGAGCTCGCCGACGCCGTGACCGCCGGCCGCCGCTCGGGCCGCGCATCGGCGGCCGCGATGGCAGCCGCGCAACTCCGCGAGACGCTGCTCGCGCTGCCCGAGCCCGTCGCCGGCGACGCCGCGCAGCGGTTCGGCGAGTTCGTCGACAAGCTGCTCGCGAGCGAGGCCGGCGCATGACCACGCTCGCCGCGGCGCCCGCGTTCGTGATCCCAGACCTGATCCCAGAGTGGGCCGGGTTCACGTACGCGACGCCCCGCAACCCGGCCCGCGGCACGATCGGCGGACGGATCGCGAACATCGCGACCATGCTCGGCAAGCCGGGCATGCGGTGGCAGCGGTGCGTGTGGGACGTCGCCGGCGAGGTCGACGCGTTCGGCAACCTGGTCTACGAGATCGTCATCGTGACCGTGCCCCGACAGTCGGGCAAGACCACGATGTACGGGCCCGTGCAGATCGAGCGCGGGATCACGACACCGGGCATCAAGACGTTCTACACCGCGCAGACCGGCAAGGACGCCCGGTCCCGGTTCAACGACCTGCGCCAGCTGCTCGAGGGATCGCAGCTGCTCCACCTCGGCCCGCGCGTGCGCCTGTCCGCCGGCGACGAGGCGATCATCTGGCCCAACGGATCGAGCAACCGCATCTTCGCGCCCGTCGAGGCCGCGCTGCACGGCGAGACGCCGCCACTCGTCGGGCTCGACGAGGTGTGGGAGTACGACGAGCTGCTCGGCGACGCGCTGCTCGAGGGCGCGATCATCCCCGCCCAGGTCACCCTCGCCGGCCGCCGGCAGGTGTGGCTGATCTCGACGGCCGGCACCGCGGCATCCCGGTTCCTGCGCAAGTGGGTCGACCGTGGCCGGCAGTCCGTGACCGAGCCCGGGTCGTTCCCCAAGATCGCGTATTTCGAGGCGTCGCTGCCCGCCGGCGAAGACCCGTACGACCCGGCTGCTATCGCCCGGTTCCACCCGGCCGTGCTCCGCGCCGACGGCACCGGCACGCAGGAGCTCGCCGCGCTGATGGACCTCGCCGGCCAGGTCACCCGCGCGACGTGGCTCCGCGCGTTCTGCAACATCTGGACCGAGACGAGCGAGCCGCTGATACCGCCCGACGACTGGGATGAGCTCGCCGACCCGACCATCGGAGCGGCGTGGTCCGACGTCGCCGTGTCATGGGACGTCGCGCACGAGGGCGTCATGGGCGCGATCGTCGCGAGCTGGCGCGACGTCGACGGGCACCCCTGCACGCGTGTGCTGCACGCCGCGCCCGGCACCCAGTGGATGGTCGATCTGCTCGTCGACATCTACGGCAAGAAGCCCGCCGCGTTCGGTGCCGACAACGGCGGCCCGACGCGGCGCATCACCGACGAGGTACGCCGCCGGCTGATCGCGCAGGGCAAGAGCGAGGATGCCGTGACCGTGCTGGGCGGCATCGACCGGGGCGTCGCCGACGACACCTGGCTCACGGCCGCGCGCGACGAGAAGACGCTCGTGCAGGACGGGTCGCAGACCCTCAGCAACGGCGTCGCGCATCTCGTCATCAAGCGCACCGGCGAGGTGATGCGGTTCAGCCGCGCCGACTCGACCGGCCCCGTAGCCGGCCCCATCGCCAGCAGCGTCGCGCTGTGGCTGTTCGACCACAAGCCCGCGCCCACCTGGGCGCCCGTCACGAGGTACTGACCATGACGATCAAGCTCGACTCCACCCAGATCTCGACCGTCGTTCTCTGCGACCAGTGCCCGTGGTGGCGCGGGTTCGCGGACTCCCGCGACGAAGGCTGGCGCGTCGGCGCCCGCCACGAGGAACGCATGCACCCCGGCCAGCACAACGCGCGCGAAGCGCTCCGCATGCACCTGAAGCGACACGCCGCGATGTGACCTGAGATTTTCGGGTGTTCGAGGTCGGGCTGATCCTGTCGAACGTGGGAATCGGACAACGCATCCTCGAGTGGACCGGGCTCGCCGCGCCGGCGGCGGTCGCGTCGAGCTCGCAGTGGGAGTCACCCTGGGCGGACGGTTCGCACCTCGACATCATCGGCGAGCTGTACGGGCTCGCGGACTCGTCGAACATCACCGTGACCCGCAAGCTCGCGATGAGCTTCCCGGTCGTCTCGAAGGGCCGGCGGGTGCTGGCGACGAACCTCGCCCGCATGGCGCTCGTGAACCGCAAGGGCAAGGCCCCGGCCCCGCTGCAGATGGGATTCCTGCAGCAGCCCGAGGCAGACCGGCCCCTGTCGACCACGCTGACATGGACGGCCGACGCGCTGCTGTTCCACCCGCGCACCTGGTGGATCGTGCAGAAGCGCGACAGCTACGGATGGCCCGCCCTCGGCGGCGTCAAGCTGCTGCCCCTGCGCGACGCCCAGTTCGACAGCGACGGGACACTCACCCACGCGTGGGGCGAGCCCGTCGAGCCGCGTGACGTGATCCAGTTCGACGCGCCCGACGGCGGGCTGCTGCACGACGGGAAGCGGATGCTTCGCCGCGCCGCGATCCTCGACCGTGCGGCATCCCTCGCCGAGGACAACCCCGTCCCGTCGATCGACCTGCACAACAACGGCGAGAAGCCGCTCGAGGCCGACCAGATCCAGGAGCTGCTCGAATCGTGGGCGACCGCGCGCACCAAGTACGGCGCCGGCTACACCGACAAATCGATCACGGCATCGACGCTCGGCATCGCCCCGTCGCAGCTGCTCCGCGACGCGCAGAAGCAGATGGACGTGAACCTCGCCCGGCAGGTCGGCATCCCCGCGTGGGCCGCTGACGTCGCCCTCGAAGGCTCGTCGCTGAACTACTCGAACCGCAGCTCACGGGCATGGGAGCTCATCGACCTATACCTGTCGACGTATATGACGCCGATCACCGCGCGCCTGTCGATGAACGACGTATGCCCGATGGGCTGGACTGTCGAGTTCGACGCCGACGCGCTCACCCGCGACGACATGAAGACCCGGTTCGAGACCTACGAAATCGGCCTGCGCAACGGGTTCATCGACCAGGCGTGGATCGAAGCCCAGGAGGGCGCGACACTGAAGGGAGCCGAGGCGTGAACCTCGAGCAGATGCGCATGCGGTTCGGCATGGCGACCACCGCCCGTCGCCCGCACTGGAACATCGAGCAGGGCGGCGGCACCGCCAGCCTGCACCTGTACGGCGCGATCGGCGGATACTGGGGCGACATCGACGCGGCCGAGGTCGTGCCCGCGATCCGCGCCCTCGACGTCGCCACCCTCGACGTGTACATCAACAGCCCGGGCGGCGACGTGTACGACGGCATCGCGATCCGCAACGCCCTGCGCCAGCACTCCGCGCAGATCGTCACCCACGTCGACGGTCTCGCAGCCTCCGCCGCGTCGTTCATCGCCGTCGCCGGCGACGAGGTCGTCATGGGCGAGAACGCCGAGCTCATGGTGCACGACGCGTGGACGATCGCGCTCGGCAACGCGACCGACCTGCGTCAGATCGCCGACGAGCTCGACGGCATCAGCGACAACATCGCCGCCATGTACGCCGCGAAGGCCGGCGGCGACCCGGCCGCATGGCGCGACGTGATGAAGGCCGAGACCTGGTACTCGGCCCAGGAAGCCGTCGACGCCGGCCTCGCCGACCGCACCCACGGCGACGAGCCCGCGGCGGCCGCGTCGTTCGACCTGTCCATGTACGCCCACGCCGGCCGCCAGGCCGCGCCGGCCCCGATCCCCGTCGCCGCGATGGCACGGCCCGCCACCCAGGCACAACCCAAGGAGAACACAGTGAACCGTGAACAGCTGGCGGCCGCACTCGCAGCCGGCACCATCACCCAGGCCCAGCACGACGCCGCCCTCGCGACCCTCAACATCGTCGCACCCGCCGCGACGAGCATCGACGAGCTCGGCCAGGTCGCCGTGACCGCGCTCGCGGCCGCGCAGGGCGCGCCCGGCGAGCCCGTCGCCCGCGAGTACGCGGCCGGCCCGCAGGCGACCGTGCAGCCGACCGCGACCGTCATCGACCGGCCCCGCTCGCGCGCGCAGATCATCGACGAGCTCGTGCCCCTCGCGCAGGCCGGCGACGTCGCCGGCATCGTCCGCACCGTCAACGACGCCATCACCGACGTCGTGCCCGCAGACGACGCGGGCGCAGGGTTCCTGCCCTCCGAGCGCATCGGCGAGGTGTGGACCGCTGCCGTCACCGGCCGGCCCACCATCGACTCGCTCGGCGCGATCAAGCCGCTGACCTCGACCAAGATCGAGGGCTGGCGGTGGAAGACCACCAGCGCGCCGGCCGCGTACGCGGGCGAGCTCGCCGAGGTCCCCACCGGCTCGTGGGAGACCGAGGCCGTCAGCGAGACCCCGTCGCGCTGGGCGAACGCCAACCGCATCGACCGCATCTACGCCGACCTGGGCAGCGCGAACCTGATCTCGTCCCTGTTCGAGATCCTCGACCGCAAGTACCAGGGCGTCTCCGACGCGGCCGTGTTCACCGACGTGAACGCCGCGGCGACCGCGCTGACCGGCGGGGCGACCACGCTGCTCAGCGCGATCAGCAAGACGTACCTGCAGCTGAAGAAGATCGGCGCGGCGCCGTCGAAGTTCTGGATGGCCGAGGACGTGTTCACCGAGTTCGCGCAGCTGAAGGTCTCCGACCTGCCCGCGTGGATCGCAAACGCGACCGGGTTCGTCAAGCTCGACGGTGAGACGTCCCTCGCCGGCGTGTTCGACGTGGACGTGAACTTCAACCTCGCCGCCGGCGGGTTCCTCGCCTACGACAACCGGGGCGCGACCGTCTACGAATCGCCCACCGTCAAGCTCGAAGCCCAGGTCATCTCCAACGGCGGCATGGACATCGGCTGGTTCGCGTACGGCGGCACGCTCATCAACGACGCCCGCGCGATCGTCAAGACCACGATCACGGCCGCGTAGGAGGTGACGACATGGCAACCAAACAGCCCACGTACGCCGATCTGAAGGCCCAGCAGATCGATCGGGAGATCGCCGCCCACACGGCAGAGATCAAGCGTCTGAAGGCCCGCAAGGCCCAGTACACCAAGCTCGCCGCGAAGGCCCCGGCCGCCGACGCGACGACGGATCAGACCCAGGGCGCAGCGGACTGATCCACCGGTCGGGCGAGGCGGACCCCAGCCCCTCGCCCGACCGGACCACCCGAGGAAGGACACGACATGGCAGACCTGACCTGGTACACCGCCGACAGTGCGAAAAGTGAGCTCGTCATCACGGTGACCGCCGCCAGCCTCGCCGTCGCGCAGGAACAGTGCCTGCAGGTCAAAGGCCTGCCGCTCGACCTGGCGAAGCCGCCGTCGGCGAGCTTCGCGCAGGGCGTCGTGTACCAGGCGCTCGCGAACCGGCAGGCCGCGCAGGCCGTGCAATCCGACGAGCTCGGCAACACAAACACGATCCGCCTCTACCCGTACGACAAGAAGATCATGTCGATGCTCATCGTCCCCGCACCCGTCTACGACGCCGACGGCGAGACCATGATCGGCGACCGCAGCCGCGTAGGGAGCCTGATCGGATGAGCGCCCGCACCGACCTCGCCGCCCTGGTCACCGCCGCAGCGCCGGCCAACTGGGAAGTACACCCGTACCCGACACAGCTGTCCACGTTCGACGACCCCGCCCACGACGTCGGCATCGTGATCGAGCAGCGCACCATGACGACCGGCGCATTCTCCGACGACCCCGACTCGCTGCCCGTCGTCGTCGAGCTCGCGCTGTGGGTGATCGTCGACGGCAGCCGCGGGGAAGCCCTCGGCGACCTCGAAGACCGCCTCGAAGCCGCCGCCGAGCAGGTCGTACGCATCCTCGCGCAGCTGCCCCACGACGTGTGGAACGGCACCGCGACCCGCGACGCGTACGACGCCCAGAAGCCCTGCTACCAGTTCACCATCAGCGCCGCCGGCGCCCTCACCCAGGAGTAGATCACCATGGCTGGACCCATTGCCAACACGGCCCGCGTCACCAAGCGCTGGAAGCTGCTCAACAACACCGACGAGTACCAGGGGCACACCTCCGCGATCGAGTACAACGACAACACGTCCACGAGCTCGTGGAAGGGCGGCGACGACAACACGATCGCCGACATCGTGCCCGGTGAACCGTCGATCCAGCTCACCATGGCGATGGACACCGAGAACGAAGATTCCCTGTGGCGTGTGCTGTTCGACGCCGACCCGGGCACGAAGATGACGTTCGTCTGGTACCCGCACTACGACGGCACCTTCGCCGTGCAGGTCGAGATCACCACGCTCCGCCCGCCGCTGAAGACCGACCGTGCCGGCGGCGTCCCCGAGGTGCAGGTCACACTGCCGTGCACCGAGGCCACCCCGTACACCGGCGCGTAGGCGGCCCCTGATGCTCGACGTTCAAGACCACCGGGAGCTGCAGGCCGCGCTGCTCGCGATGAAGAGCGTCGAGCGGACGGTGCGCAACGACATCAACAAGACCGCCCGCGGGAAGCTGAAGCCGATCTGGATCGAGGCCCTCAGCTTCAACGCCGGCGACCGGATGGCACAACGTGTCATCGTCGCCGGCGCCCGCGTGGCCGTCACCGCCCGGCAAGTGCGGCTCATGGCCGCGACCAGCCGCCGGCCCCTGCGCGGCGGGCTGATCCCCGACACCCAGTGGACCCACGTCGAGTTCGGCGCCAACGAACGCGAGGTCGAGGTCACGCAGCGCTCCCGCCGCGGCAAGCCCTACACCCGCACGATGACCATCAACCGGCAGTTCCCCGCACGGCAGAAGCACGGTCGTATCGCGTTCGACGCGGCATCCCACACCGGCCGGCAGATCGTGGCCCTGTGGGTCGGAACCATCGTCGACGAGCTGAAGAAAGTACCAGGAGTGGAAGTGGTGAGCTGATGCCGATCAAGATCGACTTCCTGGCCAACGTCGCCGCGTTCCTGCGCGGCACGAAAGACGTCGAGGGCAGCCTCGACAAGGTCGCCGACAGCCTCGACGACGTCGCCCGCGACGGCGACGACGCGCTCGAAGACCTCGAACGGTCGCTGAAGGACACCTCCCGCGCCAGCGACAACACCGCCCGCAACATCGACCAGGACGGCGAGAAAGCCGAACGCAGCTTCCGCGACCTCGCACGGGCCGCACGCGACACATCGAAGGACGTCGACGACGTCGGCACCAAGGGCAAGAGCGGGTTCGGGAAGCTCGGCGAGGCCGGCAGCGAGGTCGCATCCGAGCTCGGCCAGAACGTCGGCCAGGCCGTCTCGTCCCTGCGCGACAACATCGGCGACCTCGGCCAGGTCGGACAGGACACCCTCGGCGGTCTCGCCGCGACGATCGCAGGCACCGGCCCCGCCGGCATCGCCGGCGCCGCAGCCCTCGCCGCCGGCGCTGCCGGACTCGGCCTCATCACCGCCGAGATACAGAAGGAAAACGAGCGAGTCCAGAAGCTCAAGGACTACTTCTCCGAGGCGTGGCAGACCGCAGTCGAGGGCGGCCGAGACTACATCGACCAGGCCACGATCATCGGACAGATGAACGCGATCATGTTCGACAAGGACAACGCCGAGCAGTGGAAGCAGATCCAGTCCGACGCGAAAACCCTCGGGCTGGATACGAACGTTGTACTGCGTGCCGCGGCCGGCGACCAGAAGTCACTCAACGACGTGCTGGCCGTGTCGAACAGCCTGTACGGAGAGCAGCGCGACAAGCTCGACGAGCTCGGCCCGGTGCGCACAAAGGGCATGGGGCCGCAGCAGTCGAAGATGCAGCAGGAAGCCGACACGCTCCACAAGATCAACGACCGGTGGAAGCAATACGGCGACATCAACGACGAGAACAAGACGAAGGCGAAGGGCGCAGCTGACGCGATCAGCGACCAGCTACTCGCCGAGGTCGGCCGCGCGAAAGACGTCGGCGTCGAGGTCGACAAGCTCGGCAACAAGATCGTGCACCTGCCCGACGGCGACGTGTACATCGACGCGCACACCGGCAAAGCATCGTCGGACGTGTCGAAGTTCAAAGGCGACGTTGACGACAAGATCGACCAGATCAACGGCCGCAAAATCGTCGCGAAGGTGCATACGGATACGTCGTCTTTGGATAACACGATTCGTCGTTTGCAGCAGGGGATTAGCCTGCCGGTTCGGGTTTATTCGCGTGACAGGTTTGTGAAGGTGATCGAGTGAGCACGTTTAATGGTCGCCCGTTCACGCGGGTGGTGACCCGGAATCTGGTGAAGAATCCGAAGGTCGCAACGGCTACTGGTTACAGCGCGTCGACGAATGGCAGCGGGGTTGTCACAACGTACACCTACGCCGCGAGCATTCCGGATGTGCCGGAGCTCGCCCGCGCGTTCCGTGGGACTTTGAACGTGTTTTCGGTGCCGGGCGATTACATTGATCTCCGCTATTCGGTTGATGTGGTCGCGGGGGAAACGTACTCGGCTGCGGTGTGGACGCGGTCCGCTGCAAAAGATCAGAACTGCAAGTTCCAGACACAATGGGCGGATTCATCAGGCGCCTACATCTCAGCCAACATTCTGGAGTTCACGTCACAGGCTTCCGTGTGGTCTCGGCAGGTGATCGAAAACGCGGTCGCGCCGGCGGGTGCCGTGACGATGCGCGTGACCGTACGGTATTGGCCTTCCGCTGGTTCTGCTGCGTGGGTTGATGTGACGGGGCTGGTGGTGGAGAAGGCGGCAGCGTTGTCCCCCGGCCTGTTCTTCGATGGTGACACCCCGGACACCCCGGCCGCTGATTTCGAGTGGTCGGGTGATGCGAACGCGTCGGAGTCGGTGATGCTGGCCGCGACGGCGGCGGACACGATCGAGCCGGTGTTGGTGTCTGTGCCGTGGCGGGCGGCCCGGCAGTCCCGCACGGTGCTGCACCCGCTGCTGGGTGACCCGTCACAGACGGCGTTGACATGGTTCCCGCCGTCCCCGAGGCAGGGGCAGTTCATCGCATTGTTCGACACGCCCGCGGCCGCGGCAGCGGCGGCGGACCGGTTCGCGGCCGTGCCGGTGTGGTCGTTCGACCCGCCGGCCGCGTACCCGGAAATGGGTGTTATGCGGTTCTGTGTGACACCGGGCGGTCAGGTCACGGTCGGTGACACGGATCAGGTCGCCTTGGTGACCGCGTCGGGTAAGCGACGGTGGCAGCTCACTGTGCCGTGGACGGAGGTGTCAGCGTGACCGCCGCAGTGTCGTATCAGGTGTCGTTGGTGAACATGTTCGGTGACGACTTGTCCGCTCATGTGACCGGCGTCGAGCCCGCCCTGGATATGGACAAGACCCCGTGGGGAACGGTGACTATCACCCTGGCCGGGTTGACGTCGAGGGATGTGGAACGGTTCGACCCGCGCCTGAATACCACCGGGAACATGATCCAGTTGCATGTGACCCAGGTCGACGCGGCCACCGGCTCGCTGGTGAGCATGTATCCGGGGTCGTCGATATACGCGACCGCGTTGTCGTCCCCGGCCGTGCTGATGGTGCAGTCGTATGACCATGACGAGTTGACCGGGGTGACCACGGTCGTTGCGTGTACGGGCGAGATCGTGTTGATGGATCAGATCCGGTTGGCCGGGACCACGCTCGACACGCACGCGACGACCGTGCTCGAGATGGTCAAGTACGCGGTGCACCAGACGTTCGGCCCCGACCGGGTGGTGTACGACCTCGCCTCGGCGGGATCCGCGCCGGTCAGTATTGTCGAGCGGCGGTCGATCCAGCCGGGCCAGTCGTACTGGGACTTCATCACGCCCGCGGTCACGGACGTGCCCGCGCGGGTATTCGTGGACCTGCCCGGCCCGGTGATGATCACGATCCGGGAGCAAGCACCGGTGGACGCGGACCTGACGGATATCACCGCGTCGACCACGGACCCTGACGCCGCGGTGGCGGTGACCGGGGTGATCCGGCATGTGGACCGCACCGGGGATTACGCTGACGGGATTCTCGCCCGGTTCACGTACCTGAACGCGACCGGTGTGCAGACGACCGGGTATCAGGCGTCGAGTGCTTCCGTGCAGTCACGGGGCCGGGTGATCGAGTTCCAGACCGCACCGCCGACCGGGAATATCGCGGAGAAGATCGTCGCCCGCACGAAGCACCGCGGCACCGGGTACGACGTGAAGGGCCGATGCAACTTCAACGCCCGCCCGGGCCGGACCATGACTCTCGACGGCACCGACCTGGGCATGATCCGGTCAGTGTCCTGGCGGCTCGACTTCGAAGCCGGCGCCGACGAAATGACCGTGACCACCCAAATCGGAACACCCGAGGAATAGCATGACCATCAAGAACGGACGTATCCCTGCCTCTCAGCTCGTCGTCGTCGCCAACGGCAAGAAACTCCGCAAGGGAGCCCCGGCGAACAGCTTCAAACGCATGTCTGACCGGTCCCACGCGAAGGGCTACGGGCACATCGGCCTCGCAGACGGCTACCGTGACATCGCCGGCCAGGATCGCGCGTGGGCCGCGTACAAGGCCGGCACCGGCAACCTCGCCGCCTGGCCCGGCACCAGCAACCATGGGCTCGGGATCTCCGGCGACCTGCTCGAACCGTACGCGACCACCGGCCCCAAGCACTCCTGGCTCGAAGCCCGCGCAGCGTTCTACGGCTGGTACTGGGAGGGCAAAGCGTTCCACCCCATCGAGACGTGGCACTGGACGTTCAAAGGCTTCCCCGCCCGCCCGATCCTCCGCCGCGGTGCGGAGGGCGACGCCGTCACCGCCTGGCAGTGCGTGCTCCGCTACGACCTTCACCTGTCGGCATCCGTGCTGCACATGGACGGGATCTTCGGACCGGTCGCCGAGCGCTACACCAAGCAGTGGCAGAAGGCCCACAAGCTCACCACGGACGGCATCCCCGGCCCCAAGACCTGGAAGGCTGCCGGCCTCGCATGAACGAAGAGGAAGAATCCGTCCGCGTCATCGTCGCGGACGTGCGCGCGCGTCTCGGCGCGGTCGAGCGCGACGTCGGCTACATGCGCCGCGCGCTCGACGCGCAGAACACGAACAAGCCGCAATGGCCGGCCGTGCTCGCCGCCGCGGCCGCGGTCGGCGCACTCATCGTCACCCTCGCCATGAACCTCTGAAAGGACACACCGTGACCGATTTTGTGTACGCGATCATCCGCACCTACGTGCCGATCATCGTCGGCGCTGCTGTCGCGTGGCTCGTCACGCTCGGGCTGCCCGTCAGCGACGAGCTGCAGGCCGGCGCAGTCGTGCTGCTCACCGGCGCGCTGCAGGCGCTCTACTACCTGCTCGTCAAGACGCTGGAGCACCGGTGGCCAAAGCTCGGCGTGCTGCTCGGCACCGCCCGCGCGCCCAGCTACGACTCGTCGGGGGACGCTGAGTAGCGGCCGTCGAGGCGTCGGCGTGTCTCGATCTCACGGTCGAGCTCGCCGACGCCTCGCCAGATCAGCACGCGCTTGAGCCCGGAGATCACCGCCCCGCGGATCACCAGGTACAGCAGGCCGAGGCCCGCGGCCGCGCCCAGCA